CATGCCGTATCGGCAATGGGTCAACGATGGATGGATTGAGCCGACGCCTGGAAACGTGATTGATCACACCGAGATTCGCGCGGCCGTATTGAGCGACGCCGAGCGCTACGACATTCAGTCGATTGCGTATGACCCCTGGAATGCCACGCAGTTGGGCATTGAGATTAACGATGCCGGTGTTGAGGCTGTGGAGTTTATCCAGGGCATTCGATCTTACACGCAGCCGACGAAGGAACTGCAGTCTCTCCTGGCGGGCAAGCGGCTGGACCACGGCGACAATCCGGTGCTGGCCGTTATGGCTTCGAACATGAAAGTGCAGCGCGACAAGAACCTGAACGAGATGCCGCATAAATCGCACAGCATTGGGCGTATCGACGGCATGACGGCGCTCATTATGGCGATCGGGCGCTGGAGCGCTAACGAGGAGCGGACTTTCGAGTCCGGCTTCTTCGACCTATCGAGGTTTGCAAATGGCCCAGATCCAGCGTGAGCGAATCGAGCCGACTTTTGGCGTCGCAAAGCTTGCGATAAACAACGATGCCGCGTCTTTTGAGCAGGCGGCGCGGTTGGCTGGCTGGAACAATCCTTCGTTCGCCGGCCGGGATGTGTCGCCCGAATCGGCCATGCGATTGAGTTCGGTCTATGCCAGCGTTCGGCTGATCAGCGGTGTGATTGCGTCGCTTCCGTTCTCTGTCTACCGAATCGACGGCGACGATCGGGAACTCGACAAGAATCACCCGGTGTCGTGGCTGCTGAACGACGAGCCTTGCAGCAGCATGTCGGCAACGCAATTCTGGAAATACATGATCACCGCTGAGCTACTGAGCGGCGACCAGATGGCAAAAATTGATCGTGACAGGAATGGGCAACCGCTGAACCTGTGGCCGATGAACCCGGCTGCTACATCCGTTATCCGCGATGCCGCGAGCGGCGCGCTGCTTTATCAGACGACGGATTGGGCCGGGAAAAGCGTCACGTTTCATGGCGACGACGTTTTGCATATTCCCGGCGAGGGGTTCGATGGGTTGCGCGGGAAGTCGGTGATCGGCTGGGCGTGCCGCCAGGGCGCCGGAATTGCATTGGCGGCCGACGAATATGCCGGGCGTTTCTTCTCAAACGGCGCACGTTTTGACTACGCCCTCACCACCGACAAAAAAGTGGACCCCAAGCGAGCGGCCGAGATTTTGAACTACTGGCAGGGGCGCCATCAGGGCGTCGAGGCATCGCATGTGCCGGCGCTGCTCACCGAGGGAACCACCTTCAAGGAACTGTCGGTATCCCCGGAGGATTCGCAGCTACTCGAGACGCGCAAGTTCGGCGTGATCGATATTGCGCGAGCTTTTGGCGTGCCGCCGATCTTGATTGGCGAAAGCGAAAAAACAAGCGCCTGGGGCAGCGGCGTTGAGCAGCTGGTGCTTGGCTTCGTGAAGTTCACGATCAAGCCGATGGTTGATAAGATTTCGGCAGAGGTTAACCGCAAGCTGCTGATGAGCCGGGTTTACCGGCGCCGCGATTACATTGCAGCGCATGATCTAACGGACCTGGAGCGTGGAGACAGCCAGGCGCAGGCCGCTTTTGCCCGCGCGCTGGTCGGTGGAAGTGCCGGGCCGGGTGTTATCACGATCAACGAAGCGCGCCGCATGTTCGGTATGACGAAGCGCGAAGACGGTAACTCTCTTTATTCGACGGAGACCAATAATGTCCCTGCGGCTTAATATCGACGCGGCTCGCGCCTCCTGGCATGCGCGTTTTGAAAACCGCAAGGAACTGCCGGCCGCCGGTAGCGGTGGCAAGCTGGATGTGCGCGGCGCGGCAACGCGGACCGAAATCATGCTTTACGATGAAATCGGCTTCTGGGGCGTGACGGCAAAACAGTTCAATGCGGCGCTTTCGGGCATTGAGTCCGAGTCGATCTTGCTTCGCATCAACTCGCCGGGTGGCGATGTGTTCGACGGGTTCGCGATCTATAACGCGCTCAAAGCACATCCGGCGCAGGTCGATGTTGTGATCGAGGGCTTGGCCGCTTCCGCCGCGTCGTTCGTTGCCATGGCGGGCGATACCGTGACCATGTCAAATCCCTCGCTACTGATGATTCATCGCGCCTGGACGATGGCGCTCGGCAACACCAAAGACATGGCCGATACAGCCACCCTGCTTTCTACAATCGATCAGCAAATCGCCGGCATTTATGCCGAGCGCGGCAGCGGTGACGCGGCTGCCTTTCTGGATCTTATGACTTCCGAGACCTGGCTGACTCCCGAAGAGGCGCAGGCGCTTGGGCTCGTGGACATTGTCAGCGAGACGATGCCTGACCAGGCCGCAGCAGCAATCGAAAACGCACATGCGGCACGCATGCGCGCGGCGCGCGTAATCCAACTCGGCGTCAGCTGAAACGGTATTCGGACGGGTTGCCTGCGTCCGATCATTCCAGCCCTTTGGCAAGGCACCAGCCGGCGCTGCCGGCGATCCTGAAAGGAACGACCATGGAGTCGATTCAGGCGCTGCGTGAGCAGCGCAATACTGCGGCCGTCGAGTTGCAGAAACTGGTGAAGGACACTGCTGCCGACAAGTGGGGCGGCGATCACGACACCAAGTACGCCGCGCTGGTGTCCAACATTGAGAAGTACGACGGTCACATCGCCCGCGTCGAGAAGGCGATCGAGATGGTGGGCGCGACGCGCGACGTGATCGACGGCATCGCCGACTATCAGGGCGTGTCTCTGTCGCATGCGAACGCCGAGGAGGAGAAGCGCGTTGGCATTTTCACGAAGTTCCTCAAGGGTGGCGAGAAGGTTCTCAACGCCGACGAGATGAAGACGATTGCCCTCGGCATCCGGAATGCCCAGAGCGTCGGCACGGCGTCCGCCGGCGGCTACCTGGTGCCGACGACCACCGTGGCCCAGCTGCTCGTTGAGTTGAAGGCTTACGGCGGCATGCGCTCGGTCGCCCAGATCATCCAGACCGCCAGCGGCGAGACGATGAACTGGCCGACGCTGGACGACACGACCCAGACCGGCGAACTGATCGCGGAAAACACGACTGCGACGACGCAGGATATGACGTTCGGCCAGGTCGCGCTGACGCCGTACAAGTTCTCGTCCAAGATCTTCGCCATTTCCTACGAACTGATGCAGGATAGCGCGGTCGATGTCGTTGGAATCGTCAACTCGGCAGCTGCCGCTCGCATCGGTCGCAGCCAGAACAGCTACTTCACGACCGGCACCGGCTCCTCACAGCCGCGCGGCGCCGTGACGGCGGCGGCCTCGGGCAAGGTCGGCACCACCGGCCAGACGACCAGCGTGATCTATGACGACCTGGTCGATCTGGAACACTCGATCGATCCGGCCTATCGCGCGAACGGTTGCAGCTGGATGCTCAACGATTCGAGCCTGAAGGTTCTGAAGAAGTTGAAGGACGGCCAGTCCCGGCCGCTGTGGTTGCCCGGTCTTTCGGGCCTTGAAGGGCCGGTCGGTCAGCCGACGCTGATGGGCTACAACTACACCATCAACCAGGATGTCGCCTCGATGGCCGCAAACGCCAAGAGCATCCTGTTCGGCACCTTCGGCCAGTACATCATTCGTGATGTCATGAGCATGACGATGTTCCGCTTTGACGATTCGGCCTATGCCAAGCTCGGTCAGGTGGGCTTCCTCGCCTGGATGCGCTCCGCCGGCAACTATGTCGCCTCGAGCAATTCCTCGCTGAAGTATTACGCGAACAGCGCGACCTGATAGTTGCGGACGGGGGAGTCGGGCTCACTTGCCCGACTCTTTCGCCAAGCTGCGGCGGTGGCTGCGGCTTTGTGAAGGAGCGAAATGATGCAAATCAAAAACACTCAATCCTGGGCGGGCGAGGCGTTTTCATACGCGCCGGGCGATATCGTCGAAATTGACGACGCGACCGCGTTCGCGCGCATCGCGGCGGGATTGGCAGAAGCGGTTGGCGAGCCTGCTGAAGAGCCGGCGCCGCGGCGGCGAGCGCGTAGGGAGGCCGTCTAATGCTGCAGGCGGCGCCGCTGATTGAGGTCACTGTCGCTGCGGCGACGCATGACCTTGTTGATTTGGCGACGCTAAAAAGCGATCTCGGAATTGTGGATGGCGCGCAGGATGTTCGCCTGTCTCGGATTATCGCGGCTACCAGCCTGCGGGTAGCAGCCTATATAGGTCGCCCACTGATCGAGCAGACCTACCGCGAGACGCGGTGGCTGGACGATGCCGACCAGTTCCTTGATCTGCAGCGCATGCCGATAACTGATGTATCAAGTGTCGTTGAGGTGGGTGTTGCGCTGACGAGCGACCTTTATGCCTGGATCGACGGCACCGGCCTGGCGCGGATTGACGCTACAGGCGCGCGGACGACCTGGGCAACCGGCAAGACCGTCGTTGAGTATGTCGCTGGCTGGGTGGCGCCCGGAACGACGCCGTCTGGCGCGCAGATCGCTCTGCCGGCTGACCTCTATGAGGCGGCGCTTGATGCCTGCCGCGGCGCTTATCTTGGGAAGGACCGTGACCCAGGCACTTCCGTCAAATCCGAAGCGGTGCCGGATGTGTATCAAGTGACCTATGATTCTGCCGGAACAGGCACAGACGAGAACCTGTACGGGCTGCCGTTTGACGTAGCACGAAGCCTCGATGCGTATCGGCGCTCGTCGTTCGCATACTGACCATGCCGGCATTCCCGTCGCCCTACAGCACTCAGCCGATCGGAGCGGCGCCGTATGTCGCGCCGCTGCAGCCGACCGGAATCGTGCGCGCCGTGTGGCTGATCATGATCGCGCACGGCGAAACGATGACGCTCTCGCGGACCAGCGAGGCGACGACTATCGCCGTCCAGGGCAAGCGGATTCCTGGAGCGCTTGAGCAGCTCGGCAATACATCGGCGCAGCAAAGGTTCCGCGTAAAGGTTGCTGTTACCGAAATCGAGGCGGCCGGGTGGGCCATCAAGAAGCCGGCGCGCAACGACACGATCCTGATCGGCGGGGTGACACGCATGGTTGACGATGTCCGCCCGCTGATGGACAGCAATTCGGTCGCGCTCTACGAGCTCGAGGTCGTCGGCTGATGGGAACCGTGATTCATAATATTGATGCGGATGCTATCGGCATGTCGATCGGCGCATGGGTCAAGCAGCAGACGATTGCCGAGGCCGAGTTTGCGTTGCGCGAGGCAGTGTCCAAAGGCTTCGATAACCAGCCTGTCGTCGTGACGGACGGCATGCCGCGCCGGGACTACGCGCAGGTGAAACCGTTCGGAAAGATCGAGTTTATTCGCCGACCGCAAATGGCCGAAGCGGTATTGTGGGCGCTTGATGAACTGCGGAAGCGCTCGCCTGTCTTGACGGGTCGTTATGTTCAATCGCATTCAGTTTTAATCAACAATGTTGAGGTCACCGGAAATATTCGATCGGCATTGCTGGCGATCAAAGAGACTGACCGCGTGCAGATCGTTAACCCGCAGCCTTACGCGAAGAAGATCGAAGGCAGAAAAGCCACCAGCCGAGGGCGTGGCGCATCGCGCGTAAAGCTCGCGTCTTTTGCGGGTCAAAGCAAACAGGCGCCGCGCG